TGTAGATGTAAATTACGATCCGTCAATAGGTTCTGTTGAAGGTGGTCAAAATCATTACGACAACTTAGCAGAACATTTACCTGACGATGTATTAGGTAGATTAGGTTCAACACTTTTTCAAAATTACCAAGACTACAAAAATTCTAGAAAAGATTGGGAGAAATCTTACAGAGAAGGTTTAGATCTTTTAGGATTTAAATACGATAACAGGACTGAACCGTTTCAAGGTGCAAGTGGTGCAACGCATCCTGTACTAGCAGAAGCTGTTACACAATTCCAAGCTTTAGCTTACAAAGAATTATTACCTGCTGAAGGTCCAGTTAGAACACAAATTTTAGGAGTACCCACTCCAGAAAAAGAACAACAATCACAAAGAGTAAAAGATTTCATGAACTATCAGATCATGGAAAAAATGAAAGACTATGAACCAGATTTTGATTCATTATTATTTCATTTACCACTAGCAGGGTCTGCTTTTAAAAAAGTCTATTATGACGAAGCAGCACAAATGGCCTGCTCTAAATTTGTTCCCGCAGATGATTTGATTGTGCCGTATACAGCTACCTCATTAGATGATGCGGAGTCAATCATTCATCGGGTTCAAATATCTGAAAACGAATTAAGAAAACAACAAGTTGCTGGTTTCTATAGAGACATAGATTTAAAACCAGGACCAGTTAATGAAACAGATGTTGAAAGAAAAGAACGAGAACTAGAAGGTCAAAGCAAAGGCCGAGACGAAGATGTATTTAATTTATTAGAGTGTCATGTTCATTTAGATCTTGAAGGATTTGAAGACATGGGTGAAGATGGTGAACCAACAGGAATCAAACTTCCGTACGTTGTAACTATTGAAGAAAACTCTAGAGAAGTTTTATCAATCAAAAGAAATTATGAAGTAGGTGATCCACTAAGAAACAAAGTAGATTACTTTGTACATTTCAAATTTTTACCAGGACTTGGCTTTTATGGTTTTGGTTTAATACACATGATTGGTGGATTATCAAGAACAGCTACGGCTGCATTACGACAACTATTAGATGCTGGAACTTTATCAAACTTACCCGCAGGATTTAAGCAAAGAGGAATTAGAATCAGAGATGATGCACAATCTATTCAACCAGGTGAATTTAGAGATGTAGATGCACCAGGTGGTAACATCAGAGATTCATTTATGATGCTTCCTTTCAAAGAACCATCACAAACGTTATTAGCACTTATGGGCGTCGTAGTACAAGCAGGTCAAAGATTCGCTTCAATAGCAGACTTGCAGGTAGGTGAGGGTAATCAACAAGCGGCAGTGGGTACGACAGTAGCCTTGTTGGAAAGAGGATCAAGAACAATGTCTGCGATCCACAAAAGAATTTATTCAGCCCTAAAACAAGAGTTCAAATTATTAGCAAGAGTTTTCAAGTTATATCTACCACAAGAATATCCTTACGATGTTGTTGGCGGTCAAAGGATGATAAAACAAATGGACTTTGACGATAGAGTAGATATATTGCCAGTTGCAGATCCAAACATTTTCTCTCAGACACAGCGTATTTCCCTCGCACAGTCGGAACTGCAGCTGGCAACATCCAACCCACAAATACATAATTTGTATCAAGCATACAGAAACATGTATGAAGCATTGGGCGTAAAAGATATTGATAAACTTCTAAAACGACCACAACCACCCACACCAAAGGACCCAGCGTTAGAGCATATTGATGCTCTTGCTGGGCGTCCGTTCCAAGCGTTTCCTGGTCAAGATCATAGATCACACATAACTGCACACTTAAATTTTATGGCAACTAACATGGCTAGAAATAATCCTATGATTATGGCTTCGTTAGAAAAAAATTGTTTTGAGCACATTTCTTTGATGGCACAGGAACAAGTTGAAGTAGAGTTTACACAAGAGATGCAACAATTAATGATGATGCAACAAAATCCTCAAGCTGCAGCTAACCCACAAATGCAAATGCAAGCTAAAATGATTTCTGAAAGAATCGAAGCAAGAAAAGCTTCGTTGATTGCTGACATGATGGAAGAATTTATGAAAGAAGAGAAGAAAATTACTTCTCAATTTGATAATGACCCTATCGCTAAGTTAAGAGCAAGAGAACTTGACCTTCAAGCACAAGAAAATCAGAGAAAACGTGAAGAAGGTGAAGAGAGAATCAACTTAGATAAGATGAGAGCGATGATGAATCAACAAAATCAAGACGAAAAACTTGATCAAAACGAAGAATTAGCAAAATTAAGAGCTGATACATCGATCGAAAAGACAATTTTATCGAAAACTTTGCCAAGTGCCAAAGATATGGGCCCTGGTAAAGTGATAATTAGGAGAGACGATGAGTAAGAAGATGACAAAACCAGAAAAAAAGGTTAAAAAGGTTATGAAGGAGTTTAAAAAAGGTAAACTCAACATAGGTAAGAGTGATAAGAAGGTAAAAAGTCGTAAACAAGCTATTGCGATTGCACTTTCTGAAGCTGGAAAAAGTAAAAGGAGCTAAAATGGCAGAAAAAAACAAAAAAGACCTTAACCACGAAATGTTTACGAACAAAGATGGTTATGTTGAAGGTGGAATTGAAGTCGAGATGACTGATCCGTCTGAAATGCAAGAACAAGAGGTTCAAGGTCAAGGAAATATATTAGGCGAAAAGAAAAGAAAAGCTAAGTGGTACTAATATGTGGCTGCAAGCAATTAAATTAGCAGCACAAGCTGGTTCAAAAATTTACGCCAACAGACAAAAAGCAAAAATGGCTATGTCTGAGGCACAATTATTGCATGCTGAAAAACAAGCTCGTGGTGAGGAAGCCTACCAAGGCAAATTGTTAGAAGCTAGGCAATCCGACTGGAAAGACGAGGCTGTACTTATAATCTTGTCAACTCCAGTAGCTGTGCTTGCATGGGCAGTCGTAAGTGACGACCCAACAGCGATGGATAAAGTAAAATTATTTTTTGAAATGTTCTCGCAGCTTCCGAGCTGGTTCACAAATCTGTGGATCCTTGTCGTGGCGAGCATTTATGGTATAAAGGGAACACAAATATTTAGAAACGGAGGAAAAAAATAATGCCAAATAGAAGATTTAGAAATCAAGTTACACCAGCTAGAATGAAAGCTATGGGTGGTGGAATGATGAGAAAAGGTTTACGAAAAGGAAGTTTTCCTGACATGTCAGGTGACGGTAAAGTTACTAAAAAAGATATTTTAATTGCAAGAGGTGTAATTAAAAAACCAAAAGGAAAAAAAGATGGCAAAGTTATGTCCAAAAGGAAAAGCAGCAGCAAAAAGAAAGTTTAAGATTTATCCTTCAGCTTATGCTAACATGTACGCATCAGGAGTTTGCTCTGGTAAAATAAAACCAGGCGGCAGAAAAAAAGCTGCTAGTGGTGGACCAATGCAAGTTGCTGGCATGACTCGAAAGAGAAGAGCTGGCTGTGCGTAGTTATTATTCAGAAGGCGGATTAAGAAAATGGGTACAAGAGAAATGGGTAGACATTGGAGCGCCGAAGAAGAACGGAAAGTATCAACCTTGCGGAAGATCGAAGGGAAGCAAGAGGAAGTATCCAAAATGCGTGCCCCTTGCAAAGGCCACACGGATGACAAAAGGGCAAAAGGCCTCTGCTGTCAGACGAAAAAGAGCAGCATCTAATACAGGACCAAAACCAAAAAACGTTAGAACATTTGCTAGTGCAGGTGGTTACATGGGTCCAGCAATTAATTCCAAATATGATGGTAAAACATTAAACAATCCATCTTATTCAAAATATTATAAAGGCATGATCTAATGAATAATTATAACAGAGAAGAATATTCAAAAGGTACAATGCCAGCGAGAAATAAAAAGAACTTTAGACCTACAAAGTCTGGAGCAGGCATGACAAGAGCCGGTGTCAAAGCTTATAGAAGACTAAATCCCGGTTCAAAACTAAAAACAGCCGTGACTGGTAAAGTGAAGCCAGGATCAAAAGCTGCTAAACGCAGAAAATCATACTGCGCAAGATCACTAGGTCAGCTCAAAAGAGCTTCAGCAAAAACAAGAAATGATCCGAACTCTCGTATCCGTCAGGCTAGACGGAGATGGAAATGCTAAGAGAAAAAATACTAGAAGCACTTAAAAAAAGATACGAAGGACAAATCGCTGAAGGATTTGCAACAATTAATATTTATCTTCAAAACCCTGTTGGAATAGGTGAACACCCACAACACTTGGATGAAATAGATAAATTGTTACAAAAAATCGTAGATGCCGAAGAAAAACTTTCATTAATAAACAAAGGAGAATGGACTAACTAATGCAAGATCTAGAACTAATAACTAAAATACAAAGACAACTAAAACAACTTTATCAGAATATTGGTGACTCAATGATCAGTGGTGGGGTTGACAATATGGAAAAATATAAATATATGCTAGGACAGGCACACGCCTACGAGTATATATCTCAGGAAATCTCTAACCTGCTAAACAAGAAGGAGCAAAAAAATGAGCAAGGAACAGTTATCGACCTCAGCGAAAGAGGTCCCAAAGCATAAAAACGCTTTGGAAGAAAAGTATAAAGAACAAAAAGTTGAGTCTGTTGAAGAAACAAAAAGAGTAGACGAAACTAACGTATCAGATATTAAAGATGAATTACCACAACCATCTGGTTGGAGGCTTTTAGTTTTACCTTTTACACCAAAAGAAAAAACTAAAGGTGGTATTATCATTGCACAAGAATCTTTAGACAAAGCACGAATCGCTACGAATTGTGGTTATGTTGTAAAGATGGGACCAATGGCATATGGAGATAAAGAAAAATTTCCAACTGGCCCTTGGTGCAAACAAGGAGATTGGGTGATCTTTGCAAGATATGCAGGATCACGTTTACCAATAGAAGGTGGAGAAGTCCGTCTTCTTAACGACGATGAGGTTTTGGGTACAATTAAAGATCCAGAATCTGTGTTGCATTACATTTAACATAGGAGGAAACTATGCAAGAAGAAGAAAAGAAAATAGAACCTATGGTTGATATAGATACT